CGACCTGGAATTCGCCGACCCACGCGGCATGGTCGCCTCCACCTACAACCCCGCACTGCGAATGCGCGTCGAAGACTGCATAACCGCCGGCTTCAGCAGCACCTGCGCCGCCAGCAGCGGCACTTTCATCATGTTTCCATCTTGGTTGATGCACTCGGTTCGACGGTTTGAAGGGACGAGACCACGGATTTCGATTGCGTTTAATTTTGGTGCCTGAAGCACAGAAAAGCAGCCCTCCGTGACAGAGGGCCGCAACGACCTACTTCGGCTCGACGTTATCCAACGCCTGATTCACCGCCAAAGACCCCAACATCACCAGTTGCGCAATACCGATGGCGGTTTTGCGGTGGGCGGGTTCCAGGGTGGCGGCGAAGTTGTTGAGCATTTCGGAGGCTGATCCCAAGGATTCGCTGGCGTTGGCGAGCAGGGATTCGGTGTCGTAGGCCGGGTTGGCAAAGTACATCGGATCGTGTTGGGTGTGGCTGCCCATGATCCGTTGCTGTGGGGTGAGGTAGTGATCGAGGGCGCGTTCGGCGGCTTCGTTGAGGGTTCGTGAATCGGGGAATTTGTAGGGGGAAACTGGATCGGTTTCTGGTGGGTTGGGTGTTGGTTTGAACATGGAGTAACTCCCGACGGATAAGAGGTTAGGAGCCGCCACCTTCGCTACCAAACTAGGGTGGAGGCCATACGCAGGTTGGTAGACCGGCCGTCAGGAACCCCGGCGCATCCGAAGATGCCCTGCGCATGACCACCATAAAACGAAGGCGCTGAAAGCCTCCGCAAGACAGTAGTCTTGTGCTTCTGACGGAATCCGGGCTACCAAACCCGGTCACTGGTTTTCAGTGACCCTGGAACGATAGAACCCCCGTGCTAGAGGCACAAGCCGGCGGATTCTGTCTTAGGTGTAGGGGGTGGCGCAAGCTGGTGTAGGGCCTGGATGACGAGAGAATGAGTCATTTAAACAAGCGAGTTTTTTGGTTTAAAACATGCGCAAGGATTTGTGACTGCCGAATAGCCTCACGTACCGCCGCGCCACAGTCAGACCGATGATGGATTGGGTGCAGTAGCCCACCTTTCCCCCGGTCTTATTGGCTGATGTCTCGAAACTGCGATCCGTTGCAGCAATTTTGAAGCATGCGACAATCACTGCCTATCCTGGGCACTACCGATACTATTGAGTGGGCTAGCAGAGAGGAATGAGCGTGTGTTGACGGCCGCTACCTTTACAGCCGAAGTTTTTGAGGTACGATCCCAGCATTATCTTCCCTTTGGTTAGAAAAGGATTCCTCCATAATGCTTGCGCCCAACGACGTTTTCACTCCTGGAAAGCTTCCTATCCGTCCTACTAACGTCTATGCGGCGCGGGGGGATGCAGAAAAGCTTTTCTTGAAAACATTAGCTAGAGGGCTTATTCCAGTAGTCTTTGGGGAGTATGGCGTTGGGAAAACGTCAATGGCACGTTACGCACTACGGGAAAAAGATGCCGCTGGTTTACTCATTAATATTGAAAGTGCAGCCGATAAATCCTTTGAAGATATTTTTTCTCGTTGCCTAGAAAAACTAGGATACTCAGTTCGAACAAAAAAAGTCGAAAGCACGAGCGCAAACCAATCTCATGAGCAGTCTGGATCGGCCGAAGCTGGAGTAGGTTGGTTAAAAGCGATTATTGCTTCAAAAAGAAGCAATGTTTCAGGCTCCAACCAACAATTCGAAGAGCAGTTCGTTATCACATCTCCGACAGACTCTAAAATTATCGAAGTTTGCGAAACAAACGGTGTTGTTTTACTGATCGATGAATTGCATCGTGCTTCTACCTCCTTTACTAGCGATTTAGCAAAATTCATCAAAACTTATGGCAATGCAAACTGCCAAAATTTCAAGGTAATTTTACTTGGCACATCTTCTGATGTCAGTCGTTTAGTAGCATCTGACCCAGGGATTGACCGACTGATTCAGGAAGTACACCTTAAAGCCATGACAGAAAGCGAATCCCACTCTGTTATAGAAAAGGGAATGGCCGACCTCGCAATACAAATCGATGAGAAAGTATCAAGTAGAGTAGTGCGCACGAGTGTCGGCTCTCCGAGTATCCTTCAGTACTTAAGCTTAGAAGTTGCAGAAGCTGCCTTTGATAGAACTCCTCGCTTAACATCCAATAACGATGTGGATCTCGCACTTAAGTCATTTGTTGAAACGAAAGAAGCTCGACTTTACAAGTCTTATCTAGCCGCTGTTGAAAGCACCGGAGAACTACGGTATCGAAAACAGATTTTACGTGCCATGGCAGAGTGCGAAGATGAATATGTAACAATGGAAATCATTCGAACAAAAGTCAGCGAATACCTAGGCCGAGATATAGAGAGCAACATGCTCTCCAGCCCTCTACGTAGCCTCAAGGAAGATCGCTACGGCCCAGTACTGAGCGATGTTGCACGACCTGACTCAGGACGGCTAAGCAACTTTACAACCTTCAAAGACCCTGCCCTAAAAGCGTTTATACGCCTGCAATTACTCCGAGAGTCTGACGAAGCTTAAATAATTAATATCTGTGAAGCCTACTTTAGGCTTCACTGAAAACAATGGGGACAGATTTATTTACCACCTAGTAAAAGTCAAAAACAAAAAATCCTGCCCCTTTTGCCCCAAATACATTGACAGAACGTCACACATGGCAAAGCCCGCCGCCCGCACCACCGATCCTACCTGTTGCCCCATGCCCGGACACGGCCCAAAGCCATCGCCTCCGGATTTAATAGATCTGTCCCCCTATTGTTCATGGGTCGAGCAGCATAAATAAGGGGTTTACTACGCCCCTTATTTAACCCTTCATCTAAATAAGAATGCCGTAGTTTGATGGGCTCAATGCAGATCATTTAGAGCCCTGGATTAAGCACACTTTGAGGGTTTCCGGGCTTCACTTCATTTACGCCATCACCCAACGCGTCAGCATTTGGCACCGCAGGTGATGCAGGGCTTGGAGCTGCTGGCTTGATTGCTATAGGCGCAGCTGGTGGCTTGACTGCCGCAGGTTTTTTCGCTGTCGGCTTAGCCGCGGCCTTGGGTGCCGCAGGTTTTGCTGTTGGCTTAGCGGAGGCCTTGGCTGCCGCAGGTTTTGCTACTGGCTTAGCCACGGCCTTGGCTGCCGCAGTTTTTGCTGCTGGCTTAGCCGCGGCCTTGGATGCCGAAGGTTTTGCTGCTGACTTAGCCGCTACCTTGGCTGCCGCAGGTTTTGCTACTGGCTTAGCCACGGACTTGGCTGCCGCAGGTTTTGCTGTTGGCTTAGCGGAGGCCTTGGCTGCCGCAGTTTTTGCTGCTGGCTTAGCCGCGGCCTTGGATGCCGCAGGTTTTGCTGCTGACTTAGCCGCTACCTTGGCTGCCGCAGGTTTCGCTGATGGTTTCGCCGCAACCCAGACTGCCCCAGGTTTCGCCGCTGCTACTGCACTCCCTTTCACCACTCTAAGTGGACGACCTTTGACAACTTCTTTTTCTTTGCGATCAGTTATAGATGAGTTTAGCAAACTCAGATATGTTTTACCTACAACAGGAGCACTCAAGAGCTCTTCCAATGCAGCACCCAACTCAACCTTGCTCTTCGATATTACTTCACGCTGTTCAAATTGCAGCACAAAAGTAAAACCTTTAGGGTGTTTAATCCAATTGGCAATCTTCGCCTTTTTATTAGCATCGCTCGTAGAGCGTATAAAAATCGCCCCACTAGTTTGCACCTGCGAGACAGGTGGAGTTCCAGTCAAAACATCTAAAGCCGCCGAAACACCTGATACGAACGAACTCAAACGCTCTATAACAAACTCACCTTCTGTCGCTTCCAAAAACTTACTTGAAAGCTCGAAAAAAACCTCGTCAATCTCTAATTGATACTTATTAAGCTCCCTTGCGGCTTTAATGCCTCGCTTAAATGCTCCCACGAAATCAAACATGTCAAACCCTCATGAGCTTCGTTGACACCGGCAGATGATCAGAAACAACACTCCAATCATCAAAATAACGCCCAAATTCAATTAGAGAGTAAATTTTAGTTGCCCCCTCCGAAAGATGCCAGTTACCCTGACCAAAAAATGATGAAGAAAACAACATCTGATCGAACGTTTTCCAATAGGTCATTTCTTTGCCTTGCTTATAATAGCAGGTGCCATAGGGGTAATTCCATAATGGCCGATCAGTGTGTACATAGGGGATCAAGGCTCCCATTTCTCTCCAAAATGGATTATACAAGACACGCTTATTCGCCAAAACGAAACTCTTATCGCGGGTTGCCTTCAGATGATGCGTCATTGAGTCTTCGTACGGATCATCATTGAAATCCCCCATAAGTACAATGTGGGAATTATCTCCTCCCATTTCAAACACCGTATTTATTGATGACCTCAGGGCACTTCCCAATTCCGCCCTATGCGGTTTCTCTGGCACCGAACGCCGACTTTGCCAGTGCGACAAATAAACAGTAAAAACCGACTCATTACAAACGCGAAACCTAACTTTAACCCCCGCCTTATAAAATACGCGCGCCTCATCTCGCCTATTCACAAATTGATGATCCAAGTATTCAACTTTCTGCTCATTTATTATGACGCAGAAATCATTAACACTATTACCATTGACACTATAAAGAGAAACAACTTTTAAATTCTTCTCTTCAAACCCTTCAAGTAGCAGACTTATTGCGGATATTTCTACCAGGCTGATCTCACACAAGCCTAGCAAATCAATCTCATCCTCGACAAGCAGATGCCGCAGCACGGTTAAAAAACCCTTAGCCTCCCTCTTGCCTTTAGCACTTCTTTTGGTCGTCGGCGGAGACATCCCCGTGTTCCACCACGCAATTTTTAATTCCATTTATCACCCTCAAGACATCAAGTTTCCGGGCAAAATTTTCTTACTCAAAAGCGGAATCATTTACTTATAGCTCCCGGACAGAATTTTTTCTAGTCATAACCATTTATTATATTTATCACTTTGCCTGCGCAGATGGGGTATAGCGTCGTAACGAGCTCCAGTCTCGATGCCCCGAGACATTCGAAACTCTGGGAATAACTCAGTCCATCTCGAACAGCCGGCTCACCCCTTCATGCCGCAGATCATGGAAATGAAGATCCTCAATGCCCAATAGCGGACTGGCCCGGAAGACTGGGGACTGATTTATTTATCAGTGCCCCTTTTCAAGCACCCAACACCGTCAGCAAAGCGTTCAGTTCCTCCCCAAACCCCTCTTCACCATTCCTGATAAACTCCCCCACCTCCCAGCCACACCGATTCCGTACCCCCAATGCCCCCAATCACCGCCACACCCGCCCCACTCTCCCGCCGTTTCTCCGTCGCGCCGATGATGGATTGGGTGTAGTCCCTCGTCTGCCCCCCGGCCAGCCTGGCTAATCCCACGAAAACACGCTGCTTTGTAGCAATTTCTAAGCAGGCAGCAATTACTGCCCACCAACGGCACTGCCGGTACTATGCTTTTCTTTTTCGAAAGGAGTCGATGCGATGGCAGACGAATATTCGTTGGCGGATGTGCTGGAGAGGATGTACCAGAATCAGCTCGGTCTAGAAGCAGCCTTGATGGAGCTTACGCTTCATGCTGAACAGCAAGGCTTGGTCGAAGTCGGCGACAACGTCCGGGGTGCCTTGTGGGCAATTGGTGAGAATGCAGGGCACATCAAGCAGGGGCTGGCTAGGTTGAAGGGCCGAAAGGGATCCCATCTCGGCTAGTCATCATTATCCCTATACCCACCCATTTCGACGTAGTTGACGTAACCTCTCACACACCGTATTGATTGCAGTACGCCATGGAGAAGGAAGCTTGTCGATGAACCAACAAGTCGATTTTGAGGGAGATGAAGGGCAGGAAGATGCTGTCCTAGCTATCAAAGCACGGAACGAAGCCGAGAAAAGTCGTATCCTTTCTGCAATCGCGGGCAATAGCCCCACCCGATTAATTGATAGAGTCGCGTGGATTTTGAATCATTACCCACAAGCACGAGACTCCGACGTTAAATGCCAGCTTCTCTATTGGAAAACGTTCCAACAAGACTTGTATAGCGGGGGTGACATTTCAATTGATAATTACCCCAAACTCGAACGCCTTCCTTCCATTGCTCGTGCTCGTGCCTTTATTCAAAACACGCACGGACTATTCATCGCTTCCCCCGAAGTGAGACGAACCCGAGGTAAACTTGAGGAGGAAGAAAAGCAAAAAATTCTGGATGCGAGACCTGCTCACCCCGTTTATTGTATTTATGCAGATGAAAGCGGAAAAACTAGCAAATACCTTCTAGTTGGGAGCTTATGGGTTTTACGCAGTTATGACACGATGAAAATAACGCGCGCCATTAACCTAAGAAAGGACGAAATAAACTTCAAAGGCGAAATGCACTTCAAAGACATAAACAATGGAAATCTTGAAGCGTATAACCAACTACTTGAGTCCATTGTAAAAAACTCTGAAGCCGTTTCATTCAAAGGCTTGGCCGTCGAGCGCCGAGGACTTAGAAATATCGATGACACTCTCGACAAGCTTTTTTATCACATGACAATTCAGGGCATTCAGGAGGAAAACAAATCAGGACGGGCAGTACTCCCTAGAAATTTACAATTCCGAAAGGATTCAGAGGAAGCATCCAAAGACAAGCTCTCTATAATGGAGATCGAGCTTCAGCTAAAAAATGCTGCAAAAAACATATTTGACGACAAGGTCTATATAGATATTGTTGAGTGTGAAGACTCTTCGATATCTCCCCTCATGCAGATAGCCGACTTATTTGTAAGCTCTATCTCTCGAGTATTGAACAAGGAAGAAGGAAAAGAGGGACCTAAAGACGTCTTTGCCAGAAAGTTTTTGGCATCGTTTGGTGTTAGCACGTTGAACACCGAGCTCGATATTTTTGGTGACTGTGTGCGTTTCTCTTGAGCGCAAGGTGATCATCTGGAACGCAGGTGATCACCGATGCAACGGATAGGGATTCGAACCCGCGCCACCTTACCTATAGGCCGCTACAGACCAATGAAATCGCCATTCCAGCGAAATTTGCTTGGCGCCTGACCGCGGAATATCTTGTGAGGACATCACGGATCATTAAACTCATGACCCCTTCGTTTCTCCTCAACCTGGTGACAGCTGTGTAATAAATGCCGCACTCTCGGCTAGGAGACAAACCACATAGTACAAAGCCGAGTAGTTTTCCGTCTTCGACAGCGGTCACCAGCTCCATTTGCGAAGGCACCGGACGAGCCAGATAGGCCCGCACCTCCGTGAGCAAGACGAGTCGATACACGCTGAAAAGGGGATGAGATGGCGAAGGATGAGCCATAGCCAAATCCGTCACATTTTCAGCTACCAGATCTAACACTGCTTCTCCGAGATGCTCTAAAACCGGAGCAGCAGTGGTCTCAATAATGATCAATTGCGAGTTCCTTTTCGTAATCTGACGCCGACAAACGCGCGACGACATTAGCACTGCACACTCCGATTGTGCTGGAGTATTTCGAACGTTGAGCCTCAACACCGCGTGTTTGCAGGCTTTGACCACTTATTTGGAAGACGTGCGTAGCTGCATGAATGGCATTGAATGGCATTGAATGGCATTGTTTGGCATACGGTTTGCCCCATTTTTGCCCCATCCTGATCGCTCCCCACTAGCGCTCACGGTTGCGCCGGGCAACCCTACGGATCGCAAATATAAACTAAGAGGTCCCCTTTCGTTCATAGCCACTGCTCAGTAGACAAACACTGCATATTGCAATAGCTTACAAAAACCGTACTGGCATATCGATGCTAAAAATTAGTAGCCACTGCTTAGGGGAATCACATGGACGAACGTAGTAGATTTAGATTTTCTGCAACGGATAGAACGATAGAGCTCGAGGGCTCTGAAACGTTCGTGACACAGCAAATTTCTGAATTGAAAGAGGTGATAAATTTTTTCATCACGCAGGATCCAGCGCCCCCTACCAGCACGCAACCGGTCATGACGCTAACAGATGTTACAACCACTGAAACTGTCACCGCCTCGATCACTCAAGTCAGTGAACGACACACCCTAGGCATTGAGGCGTACCCTAATACTTTCGATTCTCTCGACGGGGCATTAAAACTAATATCTGACATCCCTGGCGACAATAAAAAAACCATGGCTAGAAACGCCGCTTTAATTTACGGTTACGCGTGCAGCCTTCAGGGCAAGGACACATTCCCAAGCGAAGAAGTACGCCAAATATGTATCAACCATGGGGTCCTAGACGCTGCCAATTTTGCGAGGTCTTTCGATGACAAAAAATTATTTATCATAGGGGGTGTGAAAGGCGGAAAAAAAACATTAAAGCTTACGATGGCGGGAAAAAAACTGGCGCTTCAACTAATTGAAGAAATCGAAACAAATGCCGATTAAACAGCTATTGAGCAATGAACACCCAGTTCAGCTAGTAGAGGCACTCTATAGCTCGTACAGAGAAATCGAGAGAAACTACCAGCTTTCTAACTGGAAGATTGCCGAGCTCGACGCTGGCCACTTTGTGGAAGCTGCCTTGCGCATTCTCGAGCACAAACTATTCGGTACTTTCACACCGCTATCAACAAGTTTTGGTTCATTTAACCAGAGTATTTTGACCAAATTCGAAAATGCATCAGGCCATGAATCATACCGCATACTGATTCCTCGCACCCTCTTTAGCGTTTACTGCATACGAAATAAACGAGGCGTCGGGCACATTGGTGAGATATCTCCTAACCAGCTTGATGCGACTTATATAATTTATTCTATAAAATGGGTTCTGGCGGAACTATTACGGCTGTCGTCATCCATCTCACCTGAAAAAGCGAACGATATGATCCATCAAGTTATCGAGCGCCAGGTCGAGGCAATTTGGGACGATGGCGAAACCTTCATGATCTTAAATTCAAAAATAAAAACCCAAGACAAAATTCTGATGGTTTTATATAAAAAAGACAACATTATTGATCTAGAGGTACAGCGCGCCATCGAATACAAAAACACGTCTGACTTCAGAAAAATTCTAGCCAACTTAAAAAAAGAACGACTAATAGATTATACCATTGACAAGCGTTGTAAGCTTTCTCCCTTAGGATGCAGAAAAGCCGAAGAGATCCTTTCCTCTTAGACTTAACAACCCCATTAACTCCCTGCAACAAACAGTTAGCTAAACACGCTAAATTTCTCACACACTAATTGTGATGGAGCAATTCGATCATTTTAGCCTCATTTATTTGGTACATTGCAAGCATATTTCTCACAAGCAGGAAATCAACACAACCACATCCAATCATCCAAAAAGATGGAGAACGCTCAAGTGCGTAATAAAACTTTGTACCTCCTGACTCCTGCCTTACGCTCCCCCTAACAAAAATCAAAGCGTGAAAACATGCAAATCACAGAAATTAAAGAAATAGCCCCTCTACTTACTGGTCTAATCACCGCCACTGCCGCGATCGTAGCAGTCATAGTAACAAGTATTTTCAACCTCAAGGTTGCAAAGCTCAACATAGACCATCAAAACAAACAAAAAAACAAAGAATTAAAAATCACAAAACTAGAAGAGCTTGTTTATTTGTTTGAAAAATGGCAATTAACATTCTCTCATATATATTTGTTTCATTTGCGATGCTATAGAAAGCAACTTGACTTTGACCATATCCACGAATTGGTTAAGGAGCTCGACTTGCTAGCTCCAGGTGAGGCTCAGAAATACAAAATAATAATGCTTATCCACTTCCCATCTCTTGAAGAAGAGTATGCACCAGTCGAAACGGCGAGAAAATTAATAGTTCCTTTCCTTTCCGATCCTAGAAAAAACGGACTATCAACTTTAGAGTTTGAAAAATTACAATCCTCATTTGAAAAATATTGCGAAATTTTCAAATCAAAAATTACTCAATTAGCTCACACCATATCAATCACATGATATCTACGCAGAATACTATGTCATTCGCCCCTGCGGACCATTATCCTTAAATGAATGCACGTCACTTACAGTTCACCTGCCACAGATGGTCGATGCGCGTGGTATAACTCTGACTTATCATTTCCCTGCGCATCCCCCAGTCGGGTGTTTTAGGCACACTGGCCGCACGCAATGTCCCCCTACCCCATCGGCTGTTGATCTCTTCGAGTACTGACATTAGCTTAGTCGCTTGGGTTGGTTGAGAACTGGCGAACAAATCGTCTGTGTATTCACCCGGCTGGCACAGATCCAACAGCATGACTTCTGCTTTGCTGTAACTAAAACCAGAACGAAAAACGTGATCAAGCGCATCGACAGCTGCCGTCGTCAGTAGCCGAACGTCATCCGTTGGATATGGCAGATCAACGACAACGCCATTTGCGTATTTCGCCTCTTCGGGGTTGAACATTCCTGTGCGGATACTGACTCGGATTTTCTTGCACAGCGACTTTTGCGCTCGGAGTTTTTCTGAGGCTCGCATAATGTAGGTTGCGACAGCCTCCTTGATCGGGCGCATCTCCTTCAACCGCTTGCCGAACATCCGGCTGCAGCAGATCTCCTGCTTGGGCGGATCCGGCTCTTCCAACTCTAGGCATGCAGTGCCAGCTAACTCTCGGGCGGTTTTTTCGATCACAACGCTGAAGTTTTTTCGTAGTGTCCAAGCGTCTGCCTTGGCCAGATCCATCGCAGTCTTGATTCCGATTCCATCCAAGTGCAGCTTCATGCGCCGCCCCACTCCCCAGACCTCGGCCACGTCCGTGTTGCGTAGCACCCAGTCGCGCTTGACCGGGTCGCAGATGTTCACAACGCCACCAGTTTGCGCCTGCAGGCGTTTGGCAGTGTGGTTGGCCAGTTTGGCCAGGGTCTTGGTGTGCGCGATGCCGACGCCGACTGGAATGCCCGTGCAGCGCAGCACCTGGCTGCGGATCTTGCGGCCGAGACCGTCCAAGTCGTTGATGCCGGTGAGGTCGACGAAGGCTTCGTCGATGCTATAGACCTCGACGGCCGGCACCATCGACTCGATCAATGTCATGACACGTACGCTCATGTCACCGTACAGCGCGTAGTTCGAGGAGAACGGGACGATGCCGTGCTGCTTGAGCTTGTGTTTGATCTGGAAGTACGGCTCGCCCATTTTCACGTAGGGCTTGGCGTCGTAGCTGCGGGCGATGACGCAACCGTCGTTGTTCGACAGCACCACGATAGGCACTTTGGCCAGGTCTGGTCGGAACACACGTTCACAGCTGGCGTAGAAGCTGTTGCAATCAATCAGGCCAAATACCGGCAGCGCCCTAGACATGGCTGCGCACGCTGCTGGTGATCACACCCCAGATCGCCAGCTCGTCACCCTCAAGGACGTACCGTGGCGGATACTTGGGGTTTTCTGACATCAGGATGACTTCTCGACCACGAAGACACAGGCGCTTGCAGACGGGCTCATTGTTCAAGAGCGCGATGACAATGTGGCCGTGAGCGGGCTCGATTGATCGATCGACAATGGCCAGGTCTCCCTCATAGATCCCGGCGCCCTGCATGCTTTCGCCAGTGAGCGATACCAGGTAGACGTGAGGCGCACGGATGTTCAGTACTTCATCCAACGAGATCTGCGCTTCGATGTGATCTGCTGCCGGCGAGGGAAAGCCTGCCGGAACGCGGAAGAGACACAGCGGCACCTTCGAGCCGCCCTCACTGATGGGACCGAGAATTGAGTAATTCATGACGCACTACTTCCAATACTGTACGAATATACAGTTAACTTTCTGAAAGCCTTGAGGTCAATTCTTGTAGGAGATATCGGACAGGCGGGCTGATCATGGACGGACAGACGAACGCTCAGACGTTTTCTGGTAGCGATCCAACATCCGATACCCTTCCTAGATTTCGAATTCCTATATGGAGCGCCGGTTCCCAACGCTGAATTTAGCTTGCGCTTTCACGATAGCTTTTCAGGCACAATTACCAACGTCGAATTTAGCTACCGATTTCACGATAGTTTTCCAACCTCAATTCCCAACGTCGAATTTAGCTACCGATTTCACGTTAGTTTTCCAACCTCAATTCCCAACGTCGGATTTAACTACTGAATTCACGATAGCTTTCCAAGCTCAATTCTCAACATCGGATTTAACTACCGATTTCACGATAGCTATTTCAATCTCAATTCCTAACATCGGACTTAACTACCGAATTCACGATAGCTATTTCAATCTCAATTCCCAACATCGGACTTAACTACCGAATTCACGATAGCGATTTCAATCTCAATTCCTAAAATCGGATTTAGCTACCAATTTCATGATAGCTTTTCCAAACTCAATTCCAATAATAGGATTTGATAAAATCTCACACTAGCCTGCCCCCTTTACTGCCGAGCCAAAAAAGCCGGAAAGCTTTGATATACAAGGGCCACAGACAAACACAACACTATCAGCACTCGCTCAACACATGAGGTTTGAGCTATTTTTTTGGAAAGCAGCACCATCACATATTGACGCAGTTATTTATCTAGCCGTACTGTTAGCAACAGTTACAGAGAACCTCATTCCTCAAGCACCGCCACAACAACGGCGCGTACCTCTGCGAGTATTTAAAATGATAAATGCACTGCTGATTGTTGCGTACATCAAAACCATCAACCTTATTACTCTTATTCTTACTTTGTATGCAGGCGGGCAGCTCTGGGGCTAGAACAGCCCGCCCAGCATTGCCGGCTCCCAGTTCATGATCACCAGCTCACCACTGACGTCGGCCTTCCCCTGGCGCTGATTAGTAGTGGTGTAGCGGATGTCCAGTGTCTCGAAGTGGAAGCCTTCAAACACGCGCCGAATGTCCGGGTGGTCATTGATGCTGACCATCACCTTGCCTTTGCAGCGGCGCATGAAGTCGGCCATCCGCTCGTAGTTCTCGAATGGAAAGTCCACCCCATAACCAGCGGTCTGCCAGTAAGGCGGGTCCATGTAGTGGAAGGTATGGGCACGGTCGTAGCGTTCAGCGCATTCAAGCCAGGGGAGGTTTTCGACGTAGGTGCCGGACAGGCGCTGCCACGCGGCCGAGAGGTTTTCCTCTATGCGCAGCAGGTTGATGGCCGGGGCGGTGGTCGCCGTGCCGAACGTCTGACCCGAGACCTTGCCGGCGAAGGCATGATGCTGCAGGTAGAAGAAACGGGCGGCGCGCTGGATGTCGGTGAGGGTTTCGGGACGGGTCATTTTCTGCCATTCGAACACCTGCCGCGAACTGAGCGCCCATTTGAACTGGCGCACGAATTCTTCGAGGTGGTTCTGCACGACGCGGTAAAGCGTGACCAGGTCGCCGTTGATGTCGTTGAGAACTTCGACGGGCGATGGTTGAGGCTTCATGAAGTACAGCGCGGCACCGCCGGCAAAGACTTCGACATAGCATTCGTGTGGCGGAAAAAGCGGAAGGAGACGGTCGGCCAGGCGGCGTTTGCCGCCCATCCAAGGGATGATGGGTGTAGACATAGAGAGCAAGACCTTTACTGTATGGATAAACAGGTGCTAGGCTCGCCGCGCTTTGTGCACGGAGCAAGAGCCTTGGCTGGACTTGCAGGGACCATCTGCAGGGACGGCGGTCGTTCCGGATGTTGACGCATCCGGACCGGCCGCTCTTTTTCACTTCGGTGTTGAGACTTCTTTGGCGTATGCCTGACAGGCCGCAAGGGCAATCAGCCCCCGGTCTCCGTCGTCGGTGACGCCGATAATTCGTTGAGCATGCGCTGGGTCAAGTTCGGCTCTTGTGGTGCCATGAACCACGCTGCCGGTGGTGGCGGTGGCTGACAACGATCCGTTGCCGGCGCCGGTGGTGGCATCGAGGAGGACTGACAGGCGCAGATCAGCAGTGGCAAGGCGGTCGCGCAGGCGACCTTGATCACGTTGAACATCGTTCAGGACTCGGTAATGGGTTTGTTCACTGGATGCCAAGCGCTGCTCGAGCGCGAGGCGTTTGTCTTGTTCGGCACGCTGCTGCGCGGCCGAGGCCAAGGCCAGTTGATTGAGGGTTTCGGTGTGGAGACGAGCCTGCTCCGAAAGCTGTTTGCCGTAGCGCAAATCCTGCACTTGCCAGGCGATGGCAGCGGATCCGCCGACCAGAGTGGTCAGCAGCACCACTTTGCCAAACAGCCGATACGGCTCCGGGATCAGTTCGCCAAGGCGCATAGCACCACCCTCGCCCGCCCCCACAACTCCAGCCGATCCTGCAGGCCATTCAGGCCGCCATTGATCTTGCGGGTGATCGTGTTGAACTCGTTCTGATCGGCCAGCGCGTTCAACCCATTCACAGACCAGAACCACGCAGCCGACTCGGCGGCCCACTGCGGCAGTTCCAGCAGCTCAGGCGTGCGTAGCAAACGCTCGTCGCCGAACAATGCCAGACTGCAGCGCAGGTAGTTGTTGTGGCCGGTGACCTGAATCAGCCCACGACCACGGTAGCGCTGGCCATCGCCGTCGGCTTCGGGCGTGTTGCCAAGCCGTGCGGCCAGAGTACCGGTGTCATACTTGCTCAGGTACTGGTCGCCGCCCAGCTCGCGCACGTAATTCAGCTCGCCGGACTCGTGCCCGACCTGGGCGAGAAACGCGGCTTGGCGTTGCGGCGTGTTGATCTGCCGGTGGGCCATTGCGGCATTGAGCGCAGAAACAAAAACGCCCGCTTGGCGGCGGGCGTTGGGCATGATGCGTTGCAGCTGTTGTTCCGTCAGTGACATGGAGTTCTCCTGGGTGATGGGAATGCCGCGCTACTGCTTGATCTGAACAACCTTCAGATCCTTCGCCGACTTTTTCTTCTTGCCTTTGGCTTTCGCCTTACCCTTCTTGCCGCCGTTGCACTCAACCGTCGTGCTCCAGCCGGCCTGGGTGAATACCTGCTCCACCGAGTCGACCAGGTACTCGCCGTCGAGCCCGACCTTGAAGCCCTGGGCGTTGATCGATCGTTCGGCAAACAGATCAGTGCGCCCAGCCATTTCCAGCCGGACGCCGGCCGTGGAGCGGTTGAATGCAGTGAGACGTGCCTGTGCTGCCGCTTCGGCGGCTGACTTGTTCGGGTAGATGTGACGGTCGGTGTGCACCGGCGGCAGACCGTCCGGCGACTCGTCATTGTCGAGGGTGACCACGGCGAGCTTGCCGGTCTTCTTGTCCTGATGCTTGGCCGACACGGCCTTGTGGGTGTTGCGGTCACCGAGTCTGAACTGGAAGCGGCTCACGTCCGGGCGGCGGATTGTCACCACACCGAACACCTTGCCCGACGCGCTCTGCCCGGCTTGCCGTGGCATCACCAGCAGTTTGCCGTCAGCGACCTTGGCGGTGCAGTCGTATTGCTTGGCCAGGCGGGTAATGAAATTGAAGTCCGACTCGTTGAGCTGATCGGCGCGCGGCACCTTGGTCTGAACCGGGCAGACTGCCTGCCAGCCGTTGCGAGCGGCGACGTCGGCGACGATCCGCGACAGCGGCACGTTTTCCCAGCTGCCGCTGCGCGTGGTCTTGCCACTGCCGCGCATGTCGCTGGCCTTGCCGCTAATCACCAACGTGTCCGGCGGACCGGACAGTTCGATCTCATCAACCACATACCGGCCGATGCGCGTCAGTTTGGTTTCGGCGTAACCCAGGTAAATCTCGATGCTGGCTCCGCGTGGCGGCAGCACCACCGCGCCGTCGCGGTCGTCGATGCGCAGTTCGAATTCGTCGGATTCCATACCCGGTTTGTCGGTAGTCTTCAGCTGCAGGAGGCGGTCATTGATCCGCTGGGTGATGTCGGCACCGTCGGCGACGATGCGAAAGATGGGGGTCATTTTTGCTCCAAAAAAAAACCCGCACAGGGCGGGCTTCGAAGGGGATGAAGCTAAAGGAGCAACGTGAACTGTGGGTGACTATAGTTCATCAACTCCATAGCGCTATGCCGTCCTCCGACGGCTGAGGCAGATCTGGTAACTCGATCACAATACCGGCCCGATAAGGTTGGGGCTCATCGGCCAGGCCCTGATTGGCATCGAGAACCGCCTCGACTGTTCCGCTGAGATGCCCATAGGCGTGGTAACACAGGGTATCGAGCAGATCCCCGTCAGACGTTCTGCAGGTCATCGCCATAACGCACAAACTCCAAAGTGAACGCCTGCTTGCGCGGAATCCCGCCCTGCAGCAGCGCGCTTTGTTCTTCGTCGACGTTCTTCAGGCACCAGGTGCCGAGCACGTCGCCATAGCCGGTGGTCAGCGTCAACGGCAACTGCTGAGCGCCGAGGCTGCGCAGCGTATCCAGTTGCTTGATGCCGCCCTTGAAGCCGGGAAAGATCGCGCCCTTGAGGGTGATCTTGTCCTCACCGATGCCCACCGCTTGTTGTGCCGGTCGGCGGGTCAGGCGTTCCTGCGAAGCCCAGCGGTATTCCGTCGAGCGCCGCAGTTCGTCGAACGCGGCGGTATCCAGGTTGAAGTAATACGGGATCGTCTTCGGGTCCAGCGGCTGCACGATCAGCAGGTGCGGGAACGGCTTCACCGCTTCCGGCACGGGCGTGGCGTCGCCGGCTAGCGATCCGGTGGGCAGGATGTTGCCCAGCGATGGGCTGACCTTGCCGGCGATCTTGTTGATCGCGGTCGACGCCCGGGCAGCCTGTTCCTTCAGTTGGCCCATGCGCTCATCGATCTCTGACACGGCTCGCGTGGCCTTGTTGTAAGTGGCCACCACCTGCCCGACCTTGGCCTGGGCGGCATTCACCCCGCGCATCACACGCTGCAGCTTTTCCCCGATTGCCGGACCGACAAAGGGAATGCCTTCCAGCTCCGAGGCGGCGCCGCTGATTTCGCTGATCGCACCGTTGACCGGTCCCATCATGCCGTCGAGGCTGCGACGTCCGGTCTCCCCCGCTGCTGCCAGTTGCTTGAGCCCTGACTGCAGCTGTTCCATATAGACCATCAGTCCTCCTTACACATGCGGTTCATCGTAGAGTTTGCGGTTCTGCAGTTGCTGCGTGGCCTGCTGCATTTGCTGCGCAATGAAGGGCTGCAGCTCCCGCGCCATCTGCGCCGGATCCTTGGCATCGCCCTGCACGGTGATGTGCAACGGCGCCGAGATCTGGACCTGTTGCTCGACCTTCGGCGTTTCGGATCGGGCGACCGGCGTGGGTGCGGCGAGCAATGCTGGAGGAACCGGTGAAGCTGCAGGTACAGCAAGTGACCGGGCCACATCGCCCATTGCAGCAGGTGCCAACGGACCAGAAGCGGGCTTGGGCTCGAATGACTTGGCAATGTCGCCCATCACCGGCGACAGGTTTTTTCCAGCATCGGCCATCATCAAGGGCCCGGCGTCCGGCACACGCTTGAGCGACTCGTCGGTGCCGAACAGTTTCTTGCCCAAAATTCCGCCGGCCAGATCGCCCCCCATATAACCGATGTAACCGCCAATCGCTCCGCCAACGATGTTGCCAATGATGGGCACTGCTGTGCCGATGGCGGCGCCGGCGGCCGCACCGGCCAAAGTGCCCGCCAGGCTGCCGGCCGCTTGTCCGTAGCCTTCGGCCTTTTCGTCCTGAGTCTCGGCATTCTGGTAGGTGTCGTAGGCTTTGAAACCGGCGTCGACGGCCGCGAAGATCACCGGACCTTTCATGCCCTCGCCGATTGGGCTTCCGCGCCCACCACCTCTACTGCCGCCCCCCTTACCCCTCTTGCTCTTCTTGCCATCACCGCTATCCAGGTCGCCGGCATCCAGTCCACCCCCAGGGCCTGGCAGATTGGTGACGATCACCTTTTGCGGGATGTTCGGATTGCCCATCAAGGTGCCACGCCCGAGGTTCATCAGGCCCTTGCCGACCTTGAACGCGCTGACGGCGCCCTTCAGCGCGACCAGTCCAGCCACGGCCGTACCGATGCCCAGCGTGACCCGTGGAAACTCGTCGGCAAAAACCGACAGTTTGCGGCTGACGTTGTTGATGCCATCAGCCACAGCATCGGTGACTGGCCGAATCGCATCGCCGATGCTGCGCATGGCGTCGTCCATGGACTGCGCCATCTCGGACCACTTTTGCGCAGACGTCTGCCGGCGTTCGGCGAGGTTCTTGTCGAGGATACCGGTGGCACCGGCCGAGTCCTTTTTCAGCTGGTTGTACAAATCCTTGTTCTGCATGTACGCCGTCAGGGCGGCTTTCACCTGCATATCAGCGAACAGGTCACCGGTACGCAAAGCCTCCTCCAGCGACTTCATCATGGCCTTGGCTTTCTCGGGATCGGCCTCTTTGCTAATCGCCGCCGTGGCCTTGGCCATTTCGGCAGCCCGTTTCGGATCGGTGGCCTGGATGTATTTCTGGGCCAGGGCAAAACTGGATTCCAGCGTGGACATGCCGTTTTGCAAACCGGTCTGCATCGAACCCTTGTAGTCAATACCGGCCTTTTTATAGGCCTCGACCGTTTCGCCGGAGCCGATTTTTTCCATCCAGTTTTTCAGGTTGTTGGCGGCCTCGTCCGAACCGCCGGCGGTCTTCATCTGCACCTGGAGCATCGCGCCCAGTTGCGTCACCGAATCCATGCCGGTGATGCCCAGCTTGCCCATGCCGGCCAGCAGCTCGGGGAACCACTTGGCCATGTCGACCGCTTCGAAGCTGCCCGCCTGGCCCTGATAGGCGATGGCTTCCAGCGCTTTTTCCATCACCTTGGGGTCAGTGATCTTGGCGTTCTGCCCCAAGGCATTGATCATCTTGGCCGTTTCACTGCCTTCCGATCCCTGGCCGATGGCAAACTTGGCCGCCGTCGGTGCATAGGCCAGCGCCTTATCCAACTCCATGCCGGCACCGACCAGGGCGTTGACCACTTCGGCCACCTGATTGCGTGCCATGCCGGTATCGCGCGACGTGTCGATTACCGTTTTGGACAACTGCGCCTCTTCCGGTGAATTGGCAATGTTGGCCTTGATCGCGATGTCGCGAATGATCGCGCCGTAATCGGCACTGACCTTGGTCGGGATGGCGGCTGCAGCGGTCAGCGCACCGGCCTGACCGAGGGTACTTTTCAGGCCGGACCGGCCCTCCTCGATCTGCCGGTGGCCGAGTGCTTTGAGTTCGGCGCCGGCGGCCACGCGGCCCATGGTCGCGTAAGCCTTGCTCAAACGCCCCACCTCGACGCCTTGCTTTTTCAGCAGCGCGAGGTTCTTTTCATATTTGGCTAGCAGCTTGTCCGCGCCTTCGGCGCCGGTCGTGTGCGCCTTGCGCCATTCATCGCGCAGACGCATGGTGTCGCCGATGGTGTTCTGCAGGACTCGGGCTTTGCTGCCCACCGAATCCAGATGTTTGATCTTGCTTTCGACGTCCTTGAACGCTTTGCCTACCGTCGGATCGACGGCGCCGCCAATGACAAAGCCAAGCGCGAGGTTCTTCGCCATGAGCGTGCCTTATGCGTCGGAAAGTGTTGAGCGGTGGCTCAGTCAGAGAGCCACCACACCAGTTCGT